AGTACAGAGGTGGAGTCGAGGGCGATGCTGCTTATTGATCTATTGGATAAAAAAGTATTGACATTAAGTGATCTAAACTTAAAAAGTTTAAATAGAATATGAAGACAGTAAGATTATCTGACTTCTCGCCTTATAATAGGAATAAGGGAAAGATGCAAGAGTTGCGTCACAAATTCAGGAATCAAATACTTGAATATTGGGGAGAAGATACCGGGATTTTGATAGGAATAACCATGGTACATGAAAGACATTTGTGGAACGAGGAAGTTAAAGTAATATGATTATGGACGATAATAGGATAATGGAAGCGGCTAAATTGATAGCCAACTCCTCAGCGGCCTTAATACAGGCTATGGGGATGATGAGTGAGAATATAGAGAGGGCTAACAGAGGGGAATCTCTGGCTTATACCGAAAATTCTTTTATGAAACTGATTCAAGATAACGGAATAACGTATAACGATGTAATACAAAGGGGGTGGATATGAAAAACGTAGAAAGAATAAACGCATTAAATAAAGTTTATTATGAATAGAATGAAAATATTTTTTAATTACTTATTCTTTAGGGATATGGGTAATCTTGGTGAGGGATGTCTTATAAGCGCATTCATCTGGTTTATGATCATGCTTGTCATTATTGGGGTATTTTGCTTATACTAAAGATCATTTCATGAAAATCAGGATAACGTATAACAATGTAATACAAAGGGGTTGGAGATTATGAAAGACGTAGAAAGAGTAAATGCATTAAATAAAATGCTATTAAATGCGAACGTAGTAGCTTATGGAGCTATGGTTGATTTGATCAAGAGAACAGGGAGACTTGATCTTGACATGGATAGCGGAACCCATGTAGATGATTTTCCGGCTGAAATAAGGATCTTTACCGATAACGGGTTGATTTGTTTATCTATAACATCCGTGTATTTATCGGGGGAAGATAATTTGATGGTCGATGGATATGATGACGATAATGATAAAGTTGATGGGGTGGATGTTTATTACGACCAGATAAGTGAGGTGGTATATCTGGCTAAAGTCATATTAGAAGAAATGGAGGAAAAAGATCATGGAGAAAGCAGTTAAAACAGATATGGAATATAGGGAGATATTGGAGAAATCATTATCAGCTATCCAATATCTAAGGATACATGGATTCTCTACATACATGGAATCGGAGGGGATTGTAAATAGGATAATGATGTTCAAGGATAAGAATGAGATGAGGAATCGAAAGATTAAATCAATTCTGTAATGGTTGATCATAATGGTAGAGAGATATAAGTACAAGTGTATTGATGCTTATGAGGAGCCGGAGAATCCAATGGAATGGTTGCCGTGTCCACGATGCGGCCTCCGGCCTCTGGTCTGGGAGTTCGATAACGGGAGAGCCACGGCGTGCGGGTGCGGGACAGACTGTTATAGTCATTGGAGCGTGCAAGCGGAAAGTATTATGTCAGTCATAAAAAGATCTGATAACGGTAAGTCGGCTGAGGCGTATGATATTGATGAACTTAAAAATAACTGGAATCATTGGGTGAGGACAGGGGAGATACTGTTTACGCCGGGAAATGGGAGATGGTAATATAATTAACAATTTAAGATATGGATCATTATTTGGCTACAATTCAAACAATATTAGATAGATGTGATGATAATAACACATCTCCTAGTATTGATGACATGGAGATAATAAAAATAAACCTATGCAGAATAATTCAGACTCGTTACGGAATAACTCAGTTATGGTTCATTCCGTTGATAGAGAGAATCCAGAATGCTTGTTGTAAACATTACAATGATGTTGATATGTTATGGGAAAATTTTGTTAAAAAAATGACTGAATAGGAGGGATAAATATGAGTACAAAAACAAGTAAAGAATATAAAGCGATAAATAATTATATCCATAATGAGCTTGGGCTTACCATAGAGCAGTTGATTGAGATTATGGTGGATAATAAGCTTAGCAATAAAGATTTTAATATCATTCCAAGAACAGTAGAAAAAACATCAAAAGATAAAATGTTAAACGATATAGAGATTGTTATAATAAACAAGAATTTAAATGATCGAGGATATGGAGGATAAGGGTATTTTAGATAAGGCAAGAATGGAGGGCATGAACCAAGGGGTATGGCTGTCGGTTCAGGAGCTGGCTCACGACGGGCGATGGACGCAAGCTGCGGAGGAGCTGGTATCTTCTTGTGGATTGACCGAGGATGAATGTAGGAAGCTGCAAGAAGAAAGCGAATCATTCAATGATGAGATGATTAAGTTTATTGACAATATGTTTGGACGTGAGAATATGATAAGTGAAGGCAGTACCATAAGTGAAAACGATACTATATGTATAAATATTAAGTATCATAAAATAGGGGAAGTCTTTAACTATAAAGTTGGTATGTCTGAAATGACATTAAGAGTAGATAAGTGTGATAGATGTTCGGGATGCGCTTTTGAAAATTATATATATGATTGCGCAAAATCAGGTTGCTTGGGATGCGAAAGGGAAGATGGGGAGAGTGTTAGATATACAATAGTTAATACATAATTTACAAAGCATCATGAATGGAGAGAATATAATACCTAAGATAACAGACAAACGCGGGATGTTATGGAAACAGCCCCATAGGAGATACATAGAAATTGATGAGGAATACGCTTTAATGACCAAACAAACCTTTGAGGGTCTTAGAGAATATTCAGTAACGATCCCATCGGGGGAATATGAAGGGAAGATGTGGAAGGCCAATAGAGGAGGTATATGGTATCTATATTGGTATGATCATGACGATAATCCATCAATGATCAAAATAGAGCGAAGAGAAATATTGTTACTTAATTAATACAAAATAATATGGGAGATAGAGTGCAAGAAGCCAAAGAAGAAGGCATAAGACAAGGAATATGGCTATGCATACAAAAATTGGTGGAACTGGAAAGGTTTGATATGGCAAAATATTTTATGATATCCTTTGGATTTAATAAAAATGAGTGCGAGGGGTTATTAGATAAAAATGGTCTAAACGATAAAATGGATGTATTTATCAACCGATTATTTAACGAAAATAATCATATAAGGTATTTGAAGGATATAGGATATCATAAGATAGGTAGTATATTTAAATATAATACCGGCATGGAGAAAATAGAATTGGAGGTAATAGAGATTGATGATAGCAGTTGTGATGGATGTGTATTTAATAACAGGGGTTATTACTGCATGTATTCTTGTTGTTGTAATATAGATAGGGAAGACAATACAAATGTCATATACAAAGAAGTAAAAAGATCATGAGTTTAATAGATAAATTAGAGGATTTGGTGGTCAAGGTAGACACCGAATACCAAGAGAAGATGGAGGCGGTGATCCGGGAGATAGTCCCGGGGATGCCAGAAGTTAGCGTACGTCATGCCGCCGAGTGCATGTGTACGGACAGGATGGGGAGTATGATGGACATCGATCTTTATATATTAAGGGAAGAAAATAGGCCTTACAAATGCCATTATCTAAAGGATCTGCTGGAAGATAGGGTAGCTAGAATAAATAAGATGCATGAGGATAAAAGTTATACATATGATATAGATGATAATTATTGGTGCGCTACATGTGGTTCCCATTCTCATAAAGAAGATTCCAAGACAGGGTATTGTTGGCATTGCGATACAGATAGTTGGGTTAAAGAGGATGGGGCGGATGTAGGGATATAAAAATAGGCGATTATATAATATTCATATTTACTAGATATGGGAGAGAAGAAGATAAAAATGTGCCAAAAAAAAAGACGAGTCTATTAAAAAAGTGCTTGAGGAGATAGAGGATAAGGCTATTGAATCTCGATATACGAATATGTATGATTGGCAGCGCAGGGAGCTTTCAAAAGAGGATCTGTTTGAGTATGCGGAGGAGATGAGAAAATGTCTTGATAAGATATTTGATTTGGCAATTGGTGAAAGGCTTAAATAATTCAACACAAAATAATATAAGATGATAACTTCTATAAGGATAGACGACAACAAGAAGACTCCATTTAAATATATCCCAAAGATAAAAGCGTTCAAAAATGGCTCTGAGTTTATATTCAAGCCAGGCGTGAATGTGATTGTAGGCAAGAACGGGAGCGGGAAATCAACCCTCCTGAATATGATATCGAAGTACATGTTGTGCGAGAAAAAGATGTGTTCTGAATTACCGTCAGAAGCATTGTATTTCCCGGATATATTTGATGATGACAAGGTGCTTGACGGGATCAGTATTAAGTCGGATTATATTGGGAAAGTCTTCCATCTCATACAGCAAACTGAAATGAGAAATGATGATATATTGAATAATATCAATAATTTAAGTTTGTATATGAATGGGGCATCTAGGTCATCTGGGGAGAAGAACCTTCATGCCATGAACTCGCTTTTTGATTTTGTGTTTAACCAAGATGGGTATTCGTTTCCGATACAGAAGCTTATGGAATTTAAGAAAAAGTCAAATGAGTTCTGGGCAAACAGGATCGACAATCTTTTAAAATACTACAAAGACAATCATGTGGTATTAATGGAGAAGGATTTTGAGTATACAATCCTTATGGATGAGCCGGACAGGAATTTAGATGTTGACAATATCATGGATCTGTACAATGTATTGTCATTTCATAAACCGCAAACACAAATTATAGCCGTAATTCATAACCCGGCTTTGATTTACAAGTTGAGCAAGCTGGATTGCGTGAACTTTATTGAGATGACAAAAGGGTATTTGAAGAAAATTACTAGTTTTATGAATAAAAAATAAGAAAGGAGATGAGAGAAGAATTGAGAACAATAGGATCAAAAGGACGCCATGTGTTTACAGCAACCTTTGTTAGATTTGGATTTAGGAATGGATACATTGGACCTGTAAAAACGATGCTTTTACAAGATGTGACACTTGATAGCAAAATAGTATCAGATCATTTGTGGTTCGATTTAACAAAAGGATTTAGTAGTGCTGATTTATCGCCAGGAGATGTGGTTGAGTTTTGCGCAAGGGTTAGTGCTTACGAGAAAGGATACAAGGGGCACAAGGATGATGTACTTAATAGACCGATAGAAAGAGACTATCGATTATCAAGACCGACAAAAATTAAAAAGATCGGGAAGAAATTAATATTAAAAGATGAGGGGAAATAATACATGATAATTATATGCCTAAAAAATTTATAATTTATTAAAATATAATGATATGAAAATACAAGTAGAATTAAATTTGGAAGATGTATTCGAGGAAGCTATGTACAACGAAGCGACGTTGAAAGAGGAGTTTACCAGCTCGGTCAGGTTAGCCGTAGTACGTGAGCTTAAAGAAAAGTTCAAGAATGAGTTGATGAGGGAAATATCCAATCCGATATCAGAGAAAATTGAGGATATAGCGAGGGAATCAATAAGTGATCTCATCGAGAACGCCAGCGAGAAGAAATATAGATTCAGGCTAGATTATATGGATGATGAGTTGACGGTGGATGAGTTTATAAGAGGTAGGATGAAGAAAGTTGTAGACGGAGGTGTTGGGACAATGATAGAATCAAGAGCTAAATCTTTTGTTGATGAGTTAAGGAAGAGGTATGATATGGCATTTGCTACCTTCATCGTGGATAATATGAGAAAGCAAAATATGTTGAAGGATGAGAAGATAGCTGAATTATTAAAAGATAATCCAGATGAGAGGTAGGGAGGATGCCAAAGGAAGGCTACGATCGGAGCTCATGACGCCGGCTGTTCCCGAAAGGATAAGGGTGTTGTCTCCGTCATGGTACAGGGCGGCGGTGGAATTTCAAGGGAAGCCTGAGTCGGAACAACTAGATTTTTGTTCGCGGTGCTATTGTACTGGAGAATGATAGGAGAAAGGATAGTATTAACTATTAATAATGTTTATTTAATTTAATTCAAAAACAAAATGTCTACTTTTGTAGACACATAAAAATTACACATATGAAAAAGAGTAAATTTGTAAAGGAGTTAGAGAAGATCATCGATATGGTTAAGGCCGAGGATGATGGTTTCGAGTATGGTGGTAAAGTCATTTTCTATAAAGAAGATGATGATAACTATGAAATCTCGGTAAAGAACATCGAGATGGATCTGACGGTAGAGGCCAATACTATGGCTAGTATGGATGATAGGACTTTTGCCTGTCTTATGAGTGAGGTCTATAAACAAAAGTTTACAAAGGCTATAACGATATCGGAGGATGAGGATGATGAAGACAATTGATAAGATGACCGATCAGGAGATATATGATCTTACTGATAAGCAGGTAGAGAAATTGATCGTAATAAGATGTGCGGAGGAAGGTGTCAGGTTTATGGATGAGCCTCCAATCATGAGGACATATGACTGTAAACCTATTTCTCCATCCCATTTCTTCTACTATTTAGAAGGATTGAATATAGCCGTTCTTGATCAGGATGATGCTATTAAAATAGCTAAGTTCTTAAGTGACTTTGATCTGTACAGGACTAGATATGATTTCACCGTATCCAATGAAAAGCTATACAGCAAATTGGATATAATTAATATCAAACATACTCCGATGTTTGATACGAAAGACGAGGAGACCTATAAGTCTATCAAGGATAAGAACGATAAGATTGAGGCGGAATATAAAGACCAGCTAGAGAGATATGAGAGAAATATGAAGAAAATGAGTAAAATTCGGGCCGAGATATGGGATAAAGTAGCCGATATAAGACATAGGATTGATAATATGAACTATCTTAGGTCGCTTTTTGTAAGGGAATATCTACCACTGGTGGATAATGATACGGACAAGGCTATGATATTTTTCAAGAAGGCTTATGGCGTGGATGATGATACGGAAAGATATATTCGTGAAGGAATAAAAGATTATCCTTTGTTTAACAATAATATAGATTAAAATGCACAATTGGTTTAAATGTACGGTTTCTTATGAGACCGATGCCGAAAACGGCATGAAGAAAAAGGTAAAGGAAGAGTATTTAGTAGATGCCTTTTCTTATACCGAATGTGAGGCTAGAATCATAGAGGAGATGAAGCCATTCATCTCCGGTGAGTTTAGCGTTGATATCAAACGATTCAGGATAGCGGAATTGTTTGCCATGGATGGAGACCGGTTCTATAAGGTCACGGCTGATTATATTACGATAGACGAGAAATCGAGCAGTGAGAAACGCAAGGCGTTTAACTACATCGTTCGGGCCAATGACCTTGATCATGCCAAGAAGAACTTCGAGGAGGGCATGAAGGGTACTATATCAGACTTTATCGTTACCTGTATCAAGGAGGAGAAGAAGCTAATGGACTTCTATGAGTTTGATGGTAAGATCAGGAATCCGGAGAAACATGAAAATAGTAAGCAATAAAGCTAGCTATGAGACCGCATCATCCGTAGCTGAGAAGTTGATGGAGATAAACAAGATGGAGGGTACGATTTATCGTATCCTAACATTATCTAACAAGACTTATCTGGCGTCTAAACTAGGATATAGTAGGTCAGGGTTCTATAAGAAAATACAGAACAGGAACTTTAATATCCGGGAACTAGCTCAGATATTCGACACGATCATCAATTTCAAGGATCAGGATTGGACGAAGGGTAAAATAGATAGGCTTAAGAGATATAGAGCCATGAGCCTCATGGAGTTTAATAAAAGTTATAAAAAGAAAAAAGCATGAAGGGTAGGATGTTACCATGTGAGAGGTGCGGCAGGATAGTAGCCATAAGGAGCAAGGGGTTGTGCCCTGCGTGCCGGGCTAGGGAACTACCGCCAAAGGGAAGGGCGGCGATACGGGTGAAGGCCAAGCCAAAGGGGAAGAGCCTAGCCGTTTTCTTTGGCGCCCATGTGGCTAGATTGAGTATGACAAGGAGATCTGCTACCGGCGCATACATACCATGCCCGGGGGTAAGCAACATATGCCACTTATACCCTAAACGGAAATATAAATCAGTTGCTGAGGATAATGATAACATTATCTACTTGACGGCTGATGAGCATACAAGATTCGATTATCTATTAGATACGATGGATTTCAGCCGGCTCTTGGACGAGTTTGGCAACGTATGGCTGTTGGCAGCCAGAAGGATGAGGGATCTCGCACCTAGAGTCGAGGAGGATGGTAAATTAAAAACCAGATTATTATCATGGATAGAAGAAAACAAAAATTACTTCTAGCTCTTGGATACGAGGCTATAAGTGATACGATATATAAGAAAGGAATGGATATGGAAGTCATAAGCGATCAAGAATCGTTTGATGATATGAGAGTCCGTTTATCCAAAAAACATCGTGTGGTTATCACGGATGATGGCATTGTAATAGAGTTTGTTCATAATAAGCCAATGGACGAGAATGCGCCATCATATTATTGGCGATCATCATTACCAATATTAAGATCATATCATACAGATCCTAAATTTACCGCTTTCTTTGGCATATTAGACGTTTTGTCAACGATCCCAAAGAAAGATATGGTTGAGGAGGAAAAGCCTGTTGAGGAACCTAAAAACGAGCCTAAGGAGGAGATGGAGGTTGAGTATGATCTGGAAACAGAGCAACAGTATTACGCCGCTGAATGGATAAAGGATATCCCGACACCGGTGTTATATAGAATGACTGTCGCCGGCAAACGTGTGTATTATGAGATGGATGTTGATGGGTATCCTATCATATACGATGGAGCCACTAACAATATCGCCAATGGGTATTGTGATACGTCTGGCGCCTTGGAGAAGTGGAAGAATGAGATGAGACTCAAAGGGAAGGATCCTGATGAGTACGCTAACTACAGGGCTGACTTAGGTACTATCATGCATTATCTATTTGGGTTGTATCTGACCGGGGTTAAGATAAAGCTGATCCCGACATGGATCAGGAAGGTGGTCAAGGAAGCCAAGCTAAGAATAGACAAGTATAGGATGGAGCGGATATTAGTGGATAACATTGATGAGCTGATAGAGGATCTAATATCATTTGCCATATTCTGCAAGGAAAGACATGTAAAACCTGTATTGATCGAGAAGATGTTGAGGTCAAGCAGGTTAAAGGTAGCTTCTTCGGTGGACGCAGTGGTGGAGATGGATAGCGAGCCGGAGATGGTGGAGATAGAGGTCGAGACAGGAGAGTTCTATAAGACGGGAGCCAAGAAAGGTCAGCCTAAGACGGAGAAAAAGAAGATAAAGAGATGCAGGAGGATATTCGCTATATTGGACTTCAAATCAAACAGGAAAGGCAATTTCTATGACGAGTACGCTTTCCAGCTTGAGCTATATAGAAGAATGATACTGGAGAATTACGGAAAGATATTGGAGATAGAGGAGATATATAACTTCGCTCCGGGTGATCCTACCGCTAAGACAAGTCAATATAAGTTGAAGAGACAGACTGACAACCCTATATTGAATATGGCTACCGTAGTATATCTTCAAGGTAAGTATAAGTTTGAGAAAACCAATTATACGGTTACGTCAAGGATCGGGTCTTTAGATATAGAGGGTGATTTCGAGTTGAATGGTTTGATAAGAAAAGAGTCGCTGAGAGATTATATATATAGAGTGATGAGTGAGAGGAGAGGATGATGGAATTTAGGGAGTTCAATAAGAGCGTTCATCGGTATGAGCTGGATCATAGCAAACCAAGGAGGAAGCTGACGTGCCCGCAATGCGGCAAGGATAAGTGTTTTACGCCGTACGTGGACGTAACCACCGGTCAGATCGTTGGAGAGCAGTTTGGGGTGTGTGATCATAAAAATAAATGTGGTTACTTTAAATATCCAACAGGGAGCGAACTTGGGAACAATGATCTTTTTACCGATTCAAACAAAGTATTAAGGAGGTACAGATCTCCCGTGGATCCGGATATAGCCAACTGCATTCCGGTAAGCAAGATGTTTGAGACGCTTAATCCTTTCGAGACATCCGATCTTCAGGATTATCTATCCAATATCTTCGGATCGTATCATACCAATAGGGCATTTAGCTTGTATAAGGTGGGGATGATGAGATTCGGGGACTGGGGTAAGTGCTGTGTGTTCTGGCAACTGGATAAGAATTGGGTAGTGCGGACCGGAAAGATAATGGACTACGGGCCTGACGGGAAGAGGGTAAAGGTTCCCATGGATCACGTATGTTGGGTGCATATACTGGACGGTCAGGATTACCTGCTTAGGCAATGCCTGTTCGGGGAGTTTCTTATCAACTTCTATCCCAATGACGCTCCGGTGTATATAGTAGAGTCAGAGAAGACGGCTGTTATCTGCAACATTGTGTACCCTAGTAGGTTGTTTATGGCCTGTGGCGGTATCCATATGTTGAAGAGGGAGATGATAGAGACATTGGGTAGGAGGCGGATAGTCCTGTACCCGGATAAGGGCGACGCTTTCAACGAATGGAGAAAGAAGGTAGACAAGGATATGAGGGGGATGAATATAGAGATAAGTAATTTTCTAGAATCAAAACCCAATATAAATGAGGGAATGGATATAGCGGATTATTTTATTATTAAACAAATTTACAATGGCAAAGGTAGTTAACAATTACAAGAAATTCAAGGTGCTTGAAATAACAAGACAGGAGATGATGGATAAGCTCACCAGATATGGGTGCTTAGGTATTTGCGATATGTGTAACAGACCTACGTCCGTGGGCTATTATGTAGCGGTAATCAATCAATGGATGTGCGAGGACTGTTATAATGATTTCATCAAATCGGTTGACAGGTATGAGGAGGATATGAGAATAGAGAACAGAAATTTTGATAGATTCTGCAATCTATTTAATGTTGAGATAGAAGAAAAGGTATGAAAGAACTGTCTTTAGCCCAGAAAGCTATGTTAAACGGATCCGTATGTCCATATTGCAAGATCCCATCCACTATGATAAATACGGTGGAGGGGAAGCAAGTTGGGTGCGAGAAGTGTAGGGCTTGGATGAGATCCGATCCTTTTGGGAAACCGATGGGGAGGCTGGCTAAGCCGGATCTTCTTAGGAGTATGGATATGGTAATGACTGAGATTAATATATTTGCGTATAGGACAAAACGGGATGTACAGGATATTTACAAAAGCCTATCTGGTGAATTGGATATACCAATAGAACATGTATCCCCATATAAGATGTCTTTGCCATCACTACTTAATACCATGAGATATATTGAAAAGTATGGCGATAATCATATACGGATATATGATAGAACCATGGTAAAGAAGGCTTGCCCTAGGCACGGAGCGGTGGCGATCGGGAGCAACGCCTGCCACGGGTGCCCGGAGTTCCTGTTCCATGTGGTAAACAACACGACCGATACGGTGGTGTGTGATATGGATATGAGCTATGGCGACTGTATAAAGAAGAGAAATAATAAATTTGGTAGATAATATTAATTATATAAAAGATGAAGGTAATTTTTATTCATAAGCCTACTGGATATTATGTAGGAGGGTCGATGTTCGACAAGTCTTATTGCAAGGATAAGATGATAGAGAAAGGAATAAGTAAGGATCGAGCCGAGAAGTTAAGTGATATAATAGGCCCATACGCATGCATATGGGAGGTGGAGAACGGAGATGACCCTTATGAGAGTATGAGATCTAGGCTAAAGGATAAAGCTTCATATCTGGATGGAGAGGATCTTATCATGGAGAATTATGATGATGAGGAGGACGAAGAGGATGGGGAGATCGACTGAATATTACAGAACACATCCGGAAGCCAGAAAGAAGAAGGCTGAGACGGATAAGAAGATCAACGCCAGACCTGAGCAGAAAGCCAAGAGACGGGAGTTGGGTCGTAAGAACTACAAGACCGATAAGTTGAAGGGAAAGGCTTATCGGAAGGGGAAGGACCTATGCCATACAGCTAAGGGGTTAAGATATAAATCAAGATCAGCTAACAGAGGATCTAAATCCGATACGGCTGGCGATAGAAACGCAAGAGGATGAGTGAGGATAGGATATGGAGGTCATCCAAGGAGATTATCATGGATGCCTATGAGAGAATAAGAAAGTATCAGTTGGGAGAGCTTCTCCCGGCTCGTACTGGATACGCTTATCTTGACAAGGCGTTGCTGGGAGGGTTCTACCCACAACATGCGGTGGCTATCGGCGCCAGGCCCGGAGTCGGCAAGTCTTATTTGGCGCAGAAGATCATGAGCAATGTGATGAATGTCAATATCAATCCACAGGCAGATGATTATGTATGGTTAAGATGTGAGTTTGAGATGAACCCAGAAGATTTGATGTTGCGTTCACTATCAAAAAAAATGGGAAAGGATATACAAGATATTCTCCTTAACGAGATGTCTGATGAAGAGATAAAGGAAATGCAGAAATGTCTTAAGGAGGAAAACTCCAGCAGAATAACATACATCCCTAAACCATCAACCGTAGATGAGCTTCAAAACTTTCTGTGGAATGAGTATATGCCAATAAACAAAGATAAAAAAATGGTATTCGTGTCTATAGATCATACGGCCCTGATACAAGGTTCAGGAGATGCCAAAAGGAATATCGACTCGTTGATAACCATGTGCAATATAGCTAAAAGGACTTTTCCTAATATTTTCTTTCTTATAATATCCCAACTCAATCGTGATATCGAAGGACGACGGGATCCAAAAGATCATATGCCAAAGCAATCTGATTTTTATCAATCAGATACATTGGGACAGTTATGTACGGCTATGGTAGCGTTAAATATCCCGAAGAGATACGGGTACTCCTCATACATGCAATTTCCGCAAGGATGGTATCCTAATCTGGAACGTTTTAAAAGTGAATCAAGACGATCCTTCCGTGTGGATGGATTATTATTCCATCATATCGTAAAGGTCCGTCAAAGATCATTGGAGGAGATTGATGCTATACATGTGGATATCATGAAAGGATATGAGCGATATTATCCTGATGGAGGGGTGGTGCGCCAAGAAAGACCGGGAGGCTCGGATGCCCCTGTGGGTAGCGGCAAGCCGGACACGACCGTGGTGACGCTGCCGCCCCCGCCTCCCAGTATCCCGTTGGAGCAACAATATATACCGCCTAGTGATGATTTCAATATAGTACATGACGAAACACCTTATTGACATGAGATTGAGACATAATTACTTGCTTGTAGTGATAAAGGTGCTGGAAATGTTCTTGAAGACCGTATTGTCGGTTGAGGATAAGATGGGGATAAAGGAAATTATATCCTCGTTAAAGGAAATGGCTAAATACAGCATCAGATATATCATAAACCGGGAACGGGAAAAGGAGATCATGAGTATCTGTGATGAGGTATCCAATAAAGTACAGGAGTATAAAAGGATAAATGACAACTCAATGATATTGGAATTGGAGAACCTAAAAAGGGAAGTTGTGGCGGTGGAGGATCTTCTTAGCTCATACAAGGGGGTTCTTGACGCCGAACTGGTGATAGCCGAGGATGATATCAGAATCATACGGGACAAGATCGCTATAAGCCTGAGGGAGGACGGAACATGTAAGAGCATGACTGATGCTGATAAAAGGGCTAGGGTGGACGTAAGATACGAGAGGGCGTTAGAGGATTATCGAATCCTTCTAAGATGCGCTAATACGGTTAGGGCTAAGATGTCGGTTGTAGGGCATCTTAACCAATCTATAAATCAATCTATATCAGTTGGTAGAGTTGGTATGGCTAATGAATCTTATACGGTAAAACAGTATGAAAAAGGGAAAGAGATTATCGAAAGCAGACGCCCTTAGGGTGTTGACAAAGGCTTACAATTTAATAAAGAATGATAATTATGCATTTATATGCATAGCAATAGAAAGAACAGCGATTGAATTATCACTTGCTGAAAGATCATGTGTGGCGTGTTATCTTATACCAGAACTGAAGATGTTCAAACCTGTAAACAGAAAAAATGGAGATTTTTGGTTTCATTCATCAAAGAAAAACATAAGGTTACATATAATAGAGACGCTAATAGATATATATAACGGAAATGATCATCCCGATATAGTCGAGAGGGTAGCCAGAAAGATCAGGTCAATATTTTAACTCATTAGCTTATGTATATAAATTTTGAACAGATGATGACATCAGGATTAACGATGTCTGATGTCGGGTATCTTTTGATGATCCGGCAGAAAGAGGAGATGGCTAGCGTCATTCCAAAGGAGAAAATAGATAGTTATAAAGCATCTGGTTATATCGAGCTTCAGAAGAATGGGAAGTGGAAGATAACGCCAAGGGGAGGGTCGCTGCTGATGCTGATAGAGACACCCGGCCTGACACCGGAGGTCGAGGGGATCCGGGACCGTATCGTTGGTGTGTATAACGATATGGGTAAGGATACAGGAGCTATCAAGGAGGTAGAGAAACGGCTCGTATGGTTCGTAGCTAATACCAACTTCAAGGAGGGACCTATAGTAAGAGCCGTAATATCCCACATAGATCTTAAACGTGAGTATACGATGAGATTGGATAACTTGATATGGAAACCATCAAATGTATATAGTGTGCATATGAGTTTATCGGAATCAACGTTATTCGATACGATCATAAAAATGTATGGCATGACGTCTGACTTGTATCTTAGGGAGAACAAGAACAAGGAACTGGCATGGTTGTTCGCCATAAGCCGGCTCCCGGATCCTCCCAAGAAAATGGATAAGGAATACGCTATCACAGGCGATGTTAAGATGGACATCGAAAGGATATCGGATATAAAAAAAGAATTAGGTAGAAGATTAAAAATGTCGATTTAGTATGGAAAGAAAAGAAGTTGAAAAAGTAGTCAAGGAAACGATATTCGAGAAAATGGGTGAGTTTACGGGTCTTAATCATGCCGCCGAGATCAATAACGAGGATGATCTGGAAACTGACATGGGTATGGATCCCTTGGATTTCGTAGAGGTGGTGATGGGGATTGAAGAGAAGATGGATATAAGGATTCCGGATGATGTCTTTGGCGATAAATCTGTCGATGAACTAACTGTAGGGATTTTTGTGGATATGTTGTATGATTGGGTTAAGGGTAAGTAATGGATTTCGGATATGATGATTGGGAAGAGGGGTTAGAGACCCCTCTTGTCGATGATTGTGATGACGATCATGAGGAGGAAGAATATGATTTCAGTTAAGGAGTTAAGACCGGGCAATCTTGTAAAAGACAAAGCTGGTGATATATGGAGAGTAGGGTGCGTTACTGGTATGCGTAATGAAAGTAAGTCATTGATCCTTGAATGTGAGGTTGATGATGGGATAATGAAATGGTATTCCGGGGAAGATGATGTCATACCTATTGAGATAGATGATAATATACTTGATACTATCTATTTCAAGCGTGATAAGGGGCGGGATGTATATCGAGGCTATGGAATATCTATAGAGATTTTTGATGATGGGTATTATCTTGGGCTTAGGGATCTGGAAGACGATCTAAGCGATCCTATTCAGATTAAGAATCTTCACCATCTACAAAACCTGTTAATGGACTTATACGGACATGACATAAAAATAGATAAGCTTTATGGTAATACCGGAGAATAACTTATTATGTAAGGTTATAAACGGAGAGAAGGTTCTCGCCGCCTCTTACTCGCAGATAGACACGTTCATCCAGTGCCCATATAAATGGTATAAGACTTACGTGGAGGGTCACAGATCCACGGAAAAGCACGAAGCTACGTCATATGGTACGGTTATCCACCAGACAATGGAGTATTTCTTCAAGAACGGATGCAGACCTTCTTATGAGGATATGAGTAAGGCTTTCAATTACTACGCCGATATAGAACAGATTCCTTTTGATAGCGTAAAATCCCAGATCGAGTCTATGCAACATGCGGCTAGGCTAATAAGATGGATTGTGGGGTTGTTTGAGAAGGATGCTGCTGGCAATTATAAGAAGGCA